AGTTGGAGCATGCGATTGGAATTGATGTGTATTCTCTGGAATGGGAAATGCTTCTATCTTCAATGAAGGTTCATGGTTCAAAATGGATGGCACTTGACTTCAAGTCTTTTGACAAGACTATATCAAGTCAAATGATGTGGTCTGTGTTTTCAGTCGTGAGGCAAGTGTACGAAATTTTGGGTCTTGAGTGTTCATACAAGATGGAAGCATTGTTTGCTTGTGTTGCTGAGCCTCGTTATATTATATATAATGATGTGTGGCAGATGAGCAGAACACACCCTTCCGGAGAGCCCATGACGGCAATTCTCAATTCTATATTGGTTTCTGTACTCTACCGCTATTGCTTTACGCAAGTGGCGCGACGAGAGGATCCGTTGATGGCGAGTCCTGAGCAGATGAAGCGTTGTGTTTCGTTATGCTCGTATGGAGATGACAATATAGCAACTGTGCATCCAAAGGTTTCTTGGTTCAATCAGTTGTCTCTTGCAGAAGAGATGGCCAAGATTGGAATGAAGATGACTCCAGCACAGAAGAATGCAGTCATGGGAATCTATGAAGATCAAGGAAATGTGACTTTCTTGCAAAGAAGGTGGCAGTGGTCTGAGAAGCATGGTGTACATGTGCCACTTCGTGATGTTGATGATATCGTGGAGATGGTGAATTGGGTGAGAACAGGTAATGACCCAGTGGAACAAGTATGTTTGAATGTGGATGATGCTTTGTATGAATTGCATTTTCATGGAGTGCAAGTGTACAATTATTGGCGCAATAAATTTGATGTTGCTTTGAGTATCGTAGGGATTAAGCATATGGCATTGTCGTATGCTGAACAACTGCGTGTGTGGAATGTCAGATATAGAGTGTAAGTATTTTGTATGTTTGTCAGTCTAATAGGCTGTATGAAAACTCGTGTAGTATGAGAGGTGATACTAACCTGTGTGCGTGACGTGTACACTTGTATTATAGTCAAACTGCTGTAGAGAGAGCCTGGGTTAATCTACGGTATGCAAACTACAACAGGCTTCAATGTGACTAATGGCTGAAATAAATGATAAAATTGTTGTGGAGAAAGTGAATACTACTCAGTTTGCAGATTCTGTTAAAGCTGATGTAATAAATGTGACTCCTCATCAGCAATCTTTTGACGAGTATGTCAAGAGTTGGTCTGAGAAGGGAGATGGAGCAAAAGGTACTCAAGATGTTGAATCTATGTTGTCTCGTCCTGGACTGATTAAGACGTTTGAATGGCTTGAAACTGATTTGGATGATGCTTTGCTTGCTACTGTAGATATTCCTACTGCAATTCAGAATTCTAAATTTAAAACAAGTAAAATGAAATATTTCAAGTTTGTGAGGTCTAACTATAAAATCAGAATGGTTTTGAATGCGACACGTTTTCACGCTGGACGATTGCTTGTAGTTTGGGCACCTGGTGCTTCTATGTGTAGTGTGCAATCTTTGAATGAGAAATCTATGGCTTCTTTACTTTGCTTTCCTAGTTTGATAGTTGATCCAGCTACTAATCAAACAGTGGAGTTTGTGATTCCATTCATTTCACCATTCTTATACTATCCATTGAATTCATATTCTGGTTCTAGTGTGGATGCGATTCAGGTGGCTGGTCAGGCGTTGGGACAGGTAAAGGTGTATGTATTAAACAAGCTGACTTCTGGTCAGACTGTTACAACTCCTGTATCTGTTTCAATATATGGCTGGTTGGATGAACCTGCTCTATCAGTGCCTTTGTATGCTCAGATGGGTGTGGTTTCAGACACAATTGAGGGATTGGTTGCACCAATGACTGAGATAGTGGAAACAGCTACGGATGCGGCGTCTGGTGTGACTCGTATGTTACGTACTGTCGGGCTTTCAAAACCTGATAATATAGGCGCTAACATTAGAGTTACACCAGTTGTTGCTAATTCTTTGTCATATGGTGTGGGATCAGACACTATTGAGAAATTGGTAGTGGACCCGAAGTGTGCTTTGGAACCATGCAATGAGTTGTTTGGTACTAAGGATGATGAAATGGACATTGTTTACATTGGGAAAACATGGAGTTTGTTGAGGCGAGTGAATTGGGAGGTGAATAGAGTGTCTGGATATGTGTTGGCTGATTTACCATTGTTTCCAGGTGAAGATACAACAGCTGGATGGATGTTGCGAGCTTTCAAATACTATTGTGGTAGTGTGAGAATTCGCATTCAATTAGTGGCTAATCAGTTCATGTCTGGGAGGATTATGGCTTTGTTTGTACCATCTCAAGTCACAATCCCTGATCTAACACCCTTGACAGAACTGGCTGATATGATGTATAATCAAGTGTATGATTTGACTGGAACATCTGAATCTGAGTTTACTATTCCTTATAATGCACCATATCCAGTACTACCAACTCCCCATTTTGCGCAAGCTGACTGCCCTGATTATGTTGGGATCGACCAATCGAGCATAGGCAATATCAAATTGTTTGTGCTTAATCAGTTGAGAACAACAAAGTCAACGACAGAATATGCAAAGATCAATGTGTACATGTCTTTTGATGATGACCTTGAAGTGTTCTGGCCAACATTGAGTGGAATTACTGGGAGTAATTATAACACATCAGTTGCTTGGCCGCAACTAGAGTTTGAAGGTTTTAAATCAGGAGATACTGATGACATGCCTGAACTATTCCAGTTCCCTACACCAACACCAGCAGTAATGTTGGCACACTCTGGCGTCGTAGAGTCAACAGAAGACGATGCAGAGTTTGTTGATGCTAGAGAATTGACAGTCCAGGAAGTCAGAAGAGAGATTCAATCAAATACATGTCATGCTCAATCTGGGAGGTTGAAAGCAGTGAATGTGGATGAGAAAAAGGATAAAAGCAAGTTGGATTCAAAGAAAGTGTTGAATCAAACACCGGAGCCTGTTCAGAATTCTCGAATTGAGTCAATGCCTAATCCATTGTGGGTATCCAAGCGACAACCAGGATTTGCAGCAAAATATAATTTTGGAGAGAAGATCACCAATCTTAGACAAGTGCTCAAAAGGTACAGTGCTGCTTACTACATAAGGGGTTATGCGTTGACTACGTCGAGTATTCCATCAGACTCTAGTGCTACATCAATCATTCCATATTGTGTTCTCAGTGGGTGCTTCTCCTTTTGCTGACGAACAGATGACTTCAACAGCGACAGCTTTGACAGCTAATGATGCTTTTAAAGCAATTTCATGCTGGACATTTTTGTCGTATTTTGGATGCATCTATCGTTATCAAAGAGGGGGCGTACGTATGAAATTTCTAATGGGTACCCAACCGAACATGACAGCGTTTGCTTGCCCTGGGATACCAACCGCCATAACCACTGGTGCCTCTGCAAATATTGTTGATAATCCAATAATATATGCTCCACAGGCAAAGTTGCTTCCTATCCTGCCAGTATCTATGGGTGCTGGTGTTGACCAACGAAAGTATGCTTTGAATGCATTTTATGGTAGGAAGTGGATGTCTTATCTTTCTGAAGGATGTGTCGCATCTTCTTGCGATATTAATCCAAATGTAGAAGTTGAGATTCCATATTACTCACCATTTATGATGATTCCAACTCCTTCTGGAGTTGTGAGCAAAGCAACTTGGGATAAGATGCGGCCTGCTTCTAAAGCATCTTTGATTGGGTTAAAGATGAATAGAACAGTGACACTGATGTTTTTGATGGGGAAGATTCCATTGCCAGCAGCAGTTTCAACAACGCTGAGTTCACAATATTATCAACCAGCTATTCCTAACATAACTGTTATGGAATCGGTGGCTGATGATTTTCAGTTTGGTTTCTTGACTGGTCCACCTAAATTAGTGACTAGATCCGTTAATAAGCCGTAACTGTTTCTAAAGAGTTTCGATAAATTGACTCATATCGG